AATGTTGCAGATATCCCTTCAGGGAATGCGGCCGCTATTCGTTGAGAGAATCGAATTGATCCATCGGCTTTGATGAAGAAGTCTCCTGATTCAGCGAGCGCACAGGCTTGTAGATATCCGAGGACATTCGTGCCTACTGATATTGGGAAAGCGCCAAGAGATTGTGTTCCTGCATCGATGCTCCTTGTCAAAGTCGAATCAACTTCAGGAAGATTCAGGATGTTATTGACGCGCGTTCCGCTCAATTCAACTGAAGGAGTGAGCGCTGTTTCGATAACTGTCGAAGCCAATTCAACGAAGTTGTCGGAAGCCGTGATGTTCACGAATGAAATGTTGAAGTCGTAATCGATGTCGATGTCCTGGATCTTGCCTACGAAGATTGGAATTCCTTTCGACTTGACTTGGACTCTTCTTGATGGCGTGAGAGAGGATGCTCCCAATGTCGCGGAATAATATGGCGAAGAAGTATTGATCGGATCGAATCTCCGATTCTCATTGAAGAGTTGAATCGCACATGAGCCTGTTTGATATTGCGCGAGTTCATCTGTTCTTCCGCGCTGAATTGAAATGCTCTGCACCCATTGAGAGACATCGACTGTTGTTGTGCCATCAAGAACTCCTGTGCCATCAAGCAGGCCAAGAACGGGATCATCGAGCGTGAAGAAATTGACTGGAGCGCCAATGTCCAGCAACACTTCAAGCGATTCACCCCAGGCCATTGTTGCCATGATCAGACTCCAGCGATGTATTGAGCCGTTACTGGAATGTATCCATTCGTTCGCTCATATTGGCGAAGCGCTTGAACAGTTGCATCAGCGATCGCGTTCGGATCTCCGATTCCAGCCTGGACAGTAATGTTGGCGATTCGTTCCTGGATGCCGAAGTTCCCTCCTGGCGTTCCAACGAACGATCCAATGTTTGACCAATCGAAGAAAGGATCATTCGCGAAGACATTCCCGATCGGATTCTCCATCGTGCCAGGGATGGAAGGAATTGTTGGCTTGTATTTGGAATCACCGATGCTCTCAATATGATCGGGAGTCTCTGCTCTTACTTGAGCAAGTTTCTCTTCCGCTTCTCGAACACGATCGATCGCTTCCGCTTCTCTTTCTCTTGCTTCTGTCACGCGATCAATCGCGTCACGCTGAGCATCCTGAGCCTTCGTTAGATCATCGAGAACATCCTTGTATTCCTCTGATCCTTCCTTTGCTCCATTGACAGCGACATCGAGTTGGCGATTCGCTTCAGCGTAGGCTTCTGTTGCTTCCTTCTGCTGATCGATTGCATCCTTGACAGAGAGTTTCGCTTCAGCCAAAGCGATCTCAGCCTCACGAATATCTTGAGGAGTTGCTCCTTCGGTTGCTCGAAGTTCCTGGAGTTTCAACTCTGCATCAGTAACGGCGAACAATGCTTGCTCGACTCCATAGCCTGAGCGCTCAACATCACGCTGAGCCTTGTCTAGTAGATCCTGCTTTGTAGATGCTTGCTTCGATCCGATGCCGTATCCATTGACAACCTCATTGAATCGCTTCTGTGCTTCTTCGAGAGCGATGTTCGCTTTGAGGAGATCCTGATTCGCTTTCCCGACTCCCTTCGCGGCATCCTGAGCGCTCTTCTGAGCAGATGTCATTCCCTTCAATGCGGAGATATATCCATCGAGTTGTTGCTTTGCTTTCTTTGCGGCATCAGCGACAGATTGCTTTCCACCGCCACCACCTGCTCCAGCGCCAGTTCCTCCAAGCGCTCCTCCCAAAGCGGTCAAAGATTCAGTAGCAGGCTTCGCTGTTTCTCCAGCGCTCTTCACTCCGAATCCAAGATTCTTCAATTCGGCCGCCGCTGTCGTGGCTTGAGCGCCAGTCATCTTCATCGTTCCCGACATCTTGTTGAGATCGACTTCGATCTTTGGAATGTTTGGAATGAGAGGAATCTTGTTGAATTGATCGATCAAGAAATTCACCGCGCCAACAGCAACCTCAGCGATCTTCGTTCCGAGCATCTTGAATTTGTCGAAGAAGAATTGGACAGCATTGACAGCAATGTTTCCGAGGCCTTGAATGAATGCCACGAAGAGTCGAGGAAGCGCGGCCACCAAAGCAACAACAGCGCCACCGATTCCGATGATGAGATCTTTACCGAGGAGTGCAGTCCATTTGATCAATGATCCGAGGAGTTGCAATCCAATCTCCAACAATTTCGGAACGGCTTGAGTGAGAAGCCATCCAGCGATCGCGGCAAGGAAGCCGACAAGTTGATGAGGGATCTCTCTGATTGCTTTACCAATCCAGCCGACTAGAGCATCACCGAGATTCTGCACATTGTCGAGCAACTTCGGAAGCACATTGTTCAGAATGTTGTCTCCCATCTTGAAAGCGAATTCCTTCAACTTCTCCAACATTCCAGGCAATGCAGGAATGATCCATCCAACAAGAGCATCGCCGAGCGTCTTCATCTTCTCGACTAGGAATGGCAGAGCATCAGAGACAATCCAATTCTGAAGCGCCATGCTGAAGGCCACAAGTTTCTCAATCAATCCAGGGATCTTCGGTTGAATCCATCCAATGAAAGCCTCACCAAGTTGATTCAAGTATTGATACGCCATCGGGATTCCCGTATCGACTATCCATGAGAAAGCCGTTGAGAAGAGATTGCTGATCGCTTGAAGAACGATCGGCGCTTTGTCTTGAATCTGTTTGCCCATCTCCTGAAATACTCCAGCAAGACCTCGCTCCTTGAATACATCAATCAATCCTCCGATGGCTGGAGTGATCTTCTCTGTAATGAATCGAGCACCCATCTCGATCGCTGGAAGAAGAAGCGTTCCAAGATCCTCGGCCACATTCCCGACAGCCACTCTCGCTCGATCAAAGTCCGTGGACATCGCGGCGGCCGTTCCTCCGACTTGACTTTCGACTTCTGCCAGGATCAACTTCTGAGCGCCAAGAATGTCTCCGCTCTTCTGCATCGTGGCGATCTGTGCTTTCTGTGCTTCTGTGAAGTCGATTCCGCTCTTCTTCAGAGCCGTGATTCCCTTCGTAGGATCGGAGAGCGCTTTGCCTAATTGAACGGCGGCCGCATCAGAAGATCCGAATACTGCACCCATGTCGAGAACGGCTTGAGTCGTTCGATCGAAGATGGCATTGTTCTCTCCAGCCTGGTTCTTGACAGCCTTGAAAGTGAGAAGGAGATTCGCTGAGGATTGAATCAATTCATCATCGATGCCAGTTTGCTCAGATAGTTTCGCGGAAAGTTTCCCGACTTGATCAGCCGTTAGCCCTGCCGCTTTCCCTGTGGCCTTGATGATCGCTTCAGTTTGCTTCGTGACTTTCTGTGATTCGTAAGCCGCATCGACTAATTGTTTCCCCATATAGACGGAAGCCGCGCCAATAGCGCCGAGGCCGATCGCGGCTTTCTTGCCGACTGATGCCATCGATGCACCGAATTGTTTCGCTCTTGATTCTGTTTCACCGAGAGCCTGAGTTGCTCCTTTGGCATTGCCAAGAATGGTGAGCGTGAGTTTCCTTGATGCGGCCATGATTGGAGATACTAATCGGGAAAGGCTTTGAGGTTCGCTTGCTCAAGCGCGGCGAAATAGAACTCTGTGATCTCTTCGTAATTCTTGCGAATGGCGCGGTAAAGGAATCTGTCCTCACCTTTCTTCCACTCTTGCTTTCCGAATTGATTCCATCCGTGAATCTTTCGGATGTCTCCTTTGCTAGTCCTGGCAAGTCGAACTCGCTGATCAGGATTCCGAGGAATCGTCTTGCCTCGCGTATCCACAGATTGCGCTTCCACTCTTCGAGCGACTTTGTTGAAGTCCTCACCTCTACGCACCAATGTTGCTCGCGTTCTTCTCTGCCCACCCTGGCGCGGAGTTGGCGCTTTGATCAATCGAATGAGATCTCGATACGCGCCGAAGTTCGCTCCTCCGAAGTAAGGAACATCTGTGCTTCCTCCAATAACTTTCACAGCGCCAAGCGCGGAGGATTCTTTCAATGACTTCGCGGCGGCCTTCTGCATCTTGCCATTCGCTTCACGCCTGGCCATATCAATCACGAATCGAGCCGTCTTCTTGTTGGCTTCTTTGAGAGCCTTTGGCGCTTCCTTGTCTTCACCTGCTTTGATTGCTTTGACGAATTCGCTCAAGCCTTCAATACGAATGTCTCCGTAGCCTTTGCCAACAGGAGTCGCTCCACTAGGTTTCGCCATGTCATCTCCTTCGAGAATTCTTTGCTCGCTTGCTGAGATATGCGATCAGAGTATGAATACTAGATGATGGCATTTCGAGCAATTCGCTCGGAGGGATTCCTGATTCGATGGCAAGATGCCACATCAGCCAGGTAGCGGAGTCATCTCCAAAGGGATCTCACCTGGCTCATCTTTGATCTCAACTGCATCAACAGTCGATACCCAATCAGGATCAAACTTGAGAGTCGTATTCTTGAGCCTTGTTTCCTTATTCCATGCAAGCCAAGCAAGATCTGTCAATCTCACTTCTGTCTCGAAGCGAGCGACTGATCGTTGCCATGTGCGCTCGAATGCAACGAAGTCGGCGAAGCCTGCTTCTACTACCTTCGATGTTCCGTCAAGATATGACACGCCGATTGCGATCTTCATGATTGATCCCTTCTGATGATTGATTACTTAGAAACTACGATACTGCTTTCGTTAGCGTTCCACCATTGAAAGTCAAAGTGGTCATCGCCAATTCTCCAACGCTTGCGGCAACAGGAGTGTGAGCCGCCAGGAATGTTCCCGTCAAAGTGTAAGCAGGATTGGTCGCGCCAGTAGTAGCGCCATTCGGACGAATGATCAAAGTCGTTGTCGTTCCCACCAATGGGTAGATCGTTGCTTCGACATTCGATGCCGCGAAGTCTTGCATGAAAGAAATTTCGCAAGAATTATTCTGAAGCCCACCCTGGAAGATATGGCCGCCACTTCCGAAGCCAGTTGTCTCGACTTGATCGATCTCGTAATTGAGCGAAATTGAATTCGCTTTATCGCTGAGCACGACTGAGTTGATTGTGATGTGAGCATTAGTTAGAGCAAGAACGGCCATGATGATTCTCCTTGATTACGATGTTGTCTTTGCGAGCGTTCCACCATTGAAGGTGAGAGTGGTCATTGCAAGTTCTCCAACACTAGCCGCGACTGGGGTATGCGCGGCGAGGTATGCGCCTGTGATTGTGTAGCGCGGATTCGTTGCAGAGACAGCAGTTCCCTTGACAGGAATGATGATCAGAGTTGCAGTAGCGCCAACTAGAGGGAACACAGTTGCTTCCGTCTTTGTTGCGGCGAAGTCTTGCATGAAGGAGATCTCGCAAGAAACATTCTGCAAGCCTCCAACGAAGTTGTGATTCGAGCCGAAGCCTGTGGCCTCTACCTGATCGATCTCATAGTTGAGCGAAACTGAATTCGCCAAAGATGAAAGATCTGTTCCAGCAACGGAGATGTCTGCATTCGTGAGAACTAATTGTGCCATGTCACTTGTCCTTTGATTCGTCTTGCTTCACTTGCTTAGCGCTAACAATAGCGATGTGTTCGCCTTCGATCAATGCGGCAACATTCATTCCAGCCAATTCTTCATCGCTGATGAGATCGCCTTCTTGCTTGTCTGCCAAGCGGCCTGAGATGACTTTGTATTGTGCCATGTCGATTCCTATCCGTGAACTGTGAGTTGAAATTCGATGCTCAAGAAGTCGGCTTCTGCAACTGCTAGAGAATTGATGTTCGCGGCTGACTCTAACACAAGAGTTGAGCAAACTCCTCCAAGCGACTTGTCTCCTTCGATTGCCGCTCTGATTGAAGATGCTCCGCTATATGCCAGGTATGCATCAAGATTCGCATGAGCAACACGATCCGAATACCTTCCAACGATCACCATGATTGTCCAATCCATCACAACATCTCCTCCTCCGAATGCCATGTGATAATCGACAGAATTCAGAATCGGGAAAGCAATCGGAGGATTCAACTGCTCAGGCTGATACGAGAATGTCCTGAGTCCTGAGACTGTGGCCAGGCGTGTCTTGATGCCATCAGCGACTTGAGTGATCGTTGCAGGCATTAGGCGAGTCCAAGAATCTTGTATGGCATCAGAAGATCGCGCACATCGGGATCGATCGAGCGAACTTGGATCGCCATGTCAGCGAAGCCAACAACTCCGAGCGCGGCATTCAAGCGAGCCATCGATCGAATGGAAAGAAGAACACAGGCCTGCTTCACATCGTCAGGAATTGCAGGCCATCCCCAAACTCCATTCACTTCTACAAGCGGTTGCTCAGGAGCGAATGTCTGAGGGAATGCTTTCGAGCCGCGAGAAACAATCCTCGAATAAGGCCTTCCCTGGAGAATCGTATTTGTTGGCGTGAGGAAATAATCTCCAGCGCTCCAAGTAGTAGAGAATGATCCATTCCCTGCCGTATCAGTCTTGAGCGTGGTGATCGAGACAAGATCCTGAACAGGCTGATTGTATGGATCTTGAGGAAAGAGTTTGATCGCGGCGCTTTGCTGATAGAAGAAGCGGCCACAATATCCATCGATACGGCGAGAAGATCCTTCAATCGAATCCTCAATCAAAGCATCATCAACAGAATCGGAGAGCCTCATGGCTGACTTCACATCTGAAAGAGTGCAATACCCATTCGTGATCGCCATGTCTATACCTTCCGTTTCTTGCGAATGCTCCTTGCGGCTTGCTCAACATCGGGTTCGATTGCGGCAACTTCCACTTCGTTAGTGGATGAATACTTGTGATCGAAGCCAAGTTCGCGCAATGCTTCTTCGACTGCTTTCACTCGATCGCGTAGGCCGCGCATTTCGTAGCCTCGGCGTTCTTCGAGAAGAGCCTGAATCAACTGTGATGTCATGATGCTCCTTGATAAGTCCAGGAGCGAATCATGAATGGGGGATACATGATTCGCTCCTGGCACATTTCAGATTAGAAAGTTGGCGTGACCAATCCAGTTCCTGTGATCTTTGCGAAGGCCTTTGGATAACGATTCGCGGTGAATGCGGCGTAGCCGTAAACAACCATGAGGACATCCAGTTCGGCGGCTTTCGGCTGATCGAAGCGGAGCATCATTGGAGTTCCATCGCCCTGTTCCCAAAGGTGAAGTTCATTAGTGCTTCCGATGATGATCGTGTCTTCGTTTGTTCCAGCGCCACCGTTAGTAGGAACAGAAGCATCAACGATCACAGGCATTCCTGCAATCGCGTAGCCGCTGTTTCCGTATTGTGGAATTCCTGATCCTACGGCAACAGGGTTCTGAGCGTAAGGAGTTGGAACAGCAAGCGGACGATTCGTTGAATCGACAGCGGCCAGGATGAAAGCCAAGCGGCGAGGATGCATGATCATTACATTCGGCGATTGGAAGTATTCAGTCTGAATGCTGGAGATTGCGCTCAGCAACTTTGGATACAACTCTGCAACAGTTGGCGATGCATCTGTGTACGAGACAGTAGTTCCTGCTGAGGAAATTGCTTCAGCAACAACAGCGGCATCGAGGGTAGTTGCATAAGCAAGCGCCAAGTCTGCCATGACGAGTGAATCGATATTCGTTCCACGCTCCAAAGCCTGACGAGAAACAACTTGCTGACCAGCATAAGTATTCACGCTGATGTCGAGTTTCGTGTCATCCATGTTCGTCTCGGAAACAGATGCTCCTTCAGTCTGAGCGGCAACTGAAGATCCAGTCGTCACCTTCGAGATCGAGATTGTCAAGCCTGCATCAGGTAGCGCGTGTTTGCGAGCGGCATCTGCTGTCGGCCTTCCAGCGCGAGCCAACGGCGCGGCGAGTTCGGTGAGGAATTGAGGAACGATCAATCCAGCGAAGTTCGCTGAAGTCACATCGCGGCGCTCAACGCGCTCTTCGTTCATGTGGCGAGCAAGACGCTCTTGTGCTTTGTAGTCATTGCGGAATTGCGCTGAGTAAGCATCAGCCAAGAACGAGGATTCGCTCTTTGCCGAATAGGTGCGAGGCTCGCTCTTTACTACTGCAACAGTTGATTCCATCTTGTTCTCCTTACGGATCTCGGCGGCTTTCGCCTGGCGCTCTTCGAGTTCAACATGGCGCTCAATTTGAGCATCAAGTTCGCGAACTTCTTCGAGGATGTTGGTGATGTCTTGATCTTCCTCAGTTGAAAGATCGCGAGCCTCAATCGAGGCCTGGCTTGTAATTGCTTCTGCTTTGGCGAGAGCGGCTTCGCGCTTCTCTGCAAGTTGCTTGCTGAATGTCATGTCGATACTCCTTGTATCTGAATAGGTGGAATTCACAAGTGAAGCATCGAGTGATCAATTCTGATCGGCTCGCGTTCGGCTTACTTTCGTCTTGCAATTTCAATCTGAGCGGAGCGCAGTCTGAGAGAGCCTGACGGTGCGACACTAACACTTGGAATCTGTGAGCGCAACTCGGCAACTGTGGCTTCATAAGCAGGGAATGTGACAACGCTGACATCGAAGAGTTGAACTTCTTTCAATTCGCGAGTCGAGCGATCAGCGCTCCAGGAATCCTTCACGGTGCGGAAAGCGAATGACATCTGAGAGATATCTCCACGCCTCATCGCTGAGATGATTCGAGCGGCATCGGGATTCGTTGGATCAAGATCAGCCTGCACTTTCAAGCCTCGCTCATCTTCTTCCATCGTGAGAGTTCCCGACTTGCTTCGAGCGAGAGGAACGCCTTCATGATCGATCAATAGTCGGACATCTGCTCCGTCTTTGAGAGTCTTGGCGAATGCTCCTTTGCGAACATATTCAATCCAGGGAAGCGGCTCTGATGGCGAATCGAATACGGCGGCATAACCAACCAAGGAATTTCCTTCGCCTATTGCTCGAACTTCCATAGTCGAATACGCGATCGATCGCGATTCATCAACAAGTTTCGGAATCCATTGCATTGTGTCAGCCATCTTGATCACCTCGTTCCAAGACGATACAACATTCAATCGCGCCTCGTATTCTCCTGGCTCTTCTTCAGGCTCTTCTTCGAGAGGGATTGCTTTGCTTTCCAGGAGATCTTCTCCGATGATCCATAGTTTGCAGATACCTTCAGGAGCGATCTCTCCTTCGACTACTTCACAGATTCTTCCTGCTTCATAGAAGATGCAATTCGCACAGATCATTCCTTCATCCTTGAAAGGTGATTCGGCTGAATAGTGAGAGCCGTCTGCTCCTGAGCCTTGATTGAACATTCCGAATTCTTCAACGATTGATTCCGTCAATTCGTAAAGCGCCATCTGTCGAGGAGTCAGATTCATCTCTTCTTCTTCAGGCTCTTCTTCCACGACAGGCTCGCCAAAGATGTTCAATGGCTCTTCCTCGTCTTCATGCATATCTCGATCCCATACGCCGAGCCGATCCGTGATCGCTTCAGCCCATCGGTAGCCTGGATCTCCACCCCATAACGCCCAAGCGATTCTTCCGTTCGATGGAAAGCCATCTTCTCCAGGAGAGAATCCTTCAGCGTCTTTGTCGGCTTCGTGGCGCTGGAAGTATCTCACCATTCGCTTCACAGTATCGATCGACATCGGATTCCCTTTCACGATGTCTGTCGCTCTTCCTGCTCCGATTGCTGTTCCTCCACGGCCGAACTCTGCTCGCCAATCGAGGCCGCGCTGTGCTTCTTCCTTCATCTCTTTCGTTGCTGTGAAGGTATCTGCTCGCGCTTCTCGACTATCGACCTGGCCGAGCGGATCGACTTCTTCGCTCAATGAGACAACGACCATCTGATCGATGGCATCTTGCTTCGATTCATGGCATCCAATAGTGGTGAATGATCCATCGGCTTCTTGCTTTACTGTTGCCCATGTCGAGCAATCTTCTTGTGATTCGCTGATTCCGTATGGCATAGATCAATCCAAGTCGGGAGAGAGAACGATCATCGGATGCGATGATGATTGAGAGATTGCGTGGAGAGTTTCTCCAATCGGAACAAAAATTGAGATCGATTCTCCATTGGCAAGATGGAATCCATTGGAAGTCGTGACATCGCTTCCTCCGATGTAAAGGCTTCCTGATGCTGAATGAAGGTAGATGTCACGATTCTTGTTGTCAGCAGGAACGATCAGAGTTGCTGTTGTGCTCACGGAGATTGATCTTGAATTCATTCTTCTTCTCCGATCGGCGGCATTGCATCGACTCCTAGTTGTGGCAAAGCATCATTCCCATCGAGGCCGCTCATCGGAGCGCCTGGCAAGTTGAGAACGAATTGATCGCCACCTTCATACGGCTCACGATTCTCGATCTCTCTTGCTTCGTTAGGAGTGAGAGTTCCTGAAGCAATCTGAACTTGTTGTGATCGAACGCGAGTCATGAGATCGGCTCGCTCGAATTCACTTGAATTGAATTTCACCTTCTGAGTCAAAGGAAGCATCGCGGAGAAAGCATTCTCCAAGCGGCTCATCCAGGGAAGCAATGTGTAGCGCACGAATGAAACGCCAGCCGATTCAACATTCATGTAAGTTTGGTTCTGTCCTCCAACTCCAGCGATGAGATGAAGCGGAATTCGATAGACGCGAGCAATGTCGCGGATCAATGATTCACGATGCTCGATCATTTGATTATCTGAAGCCGATGTTGTGATCGGCCTCCACTTCAAGCCGCCAGTCAAGACAGCAGGCCTTCTCCTCTTGTAGTGAGCATCTTCCCACGAATCACGCATGATCTGTGCTTGCTCTGATGTAATCGTTTGATCTGTTTCAAGAACAGAAGATGGAGTTGCTCCATCACCGTAGAAGGCTGAAAGGAATCGATCCATCGCGATTCCCATTCCGATTGTGTTTCTTTGCGCTTCGAGCGGAGAGATTCCGCGCTTCTTGTTCGGCAACACCAACCAATGAATCGCTCGAATATCTTCACGCGAGTATCGGATCTTGTTGATCTCGAATGGAAAGTCAGGATCATCAGTATCAGCAACAAGCGAAGGATGAATGTTTCTCATCTCAACAGGTAGGCCATTGTTTCCCTTTGGCGCGTAAATGTAAGCGCATCCATGAAGAGCAAGCGTGCACATCGTTTCATGAATGAAGTCGAACATCGTTTGCTTCTCATTAGGAACGCGCAAGACGGAAGGAGTTGGAAGTCGCTCAATGCGGCCTCCTCTTTCTCTAGTCAATTCAAGCGGCATACAAGCAATCGAATCAGCGAGCAAAGTAACGGAAGCCAGGACAGCAGAGTGAGCGAATGCTGAAGTCTCGGAAACAATCTCTCCTGAATAGTTAGGGTAGAAAGGCCGAGCCGTAATCTGATAAGGATCGATAGAAGTTGGTAGCGCTCGCGCTTCTGTCTTTCTCCAAAGAATGCTCATCGTGCCATCCCTCCAATCGTTACGAGAATTACTCCAGCAACTATCACGCTGATCGGAATTGAGAATGATCCAACGCCTGCAACAATCAGAGCCATTCCAATCATCTCAGCAATCGTTGTCAATCTTTGTCGATTCATTTCCACAAGTCCAATACGCTCGGAGGATCTACTGTTCTAGTCTTGCTTGTCGCTCGATCTAGCGCTATAACCATAGCAATACAAGCATCGATCTTCCTTCTGCTCTTTCCCTTCGACAATCTCCATCCTTGCTCGGTGATTCTTTGAGCGGCTGAAAGAACATGATCGGAAAGAGTTGGCGATCCATCATGAGCAAGCGTTCCTTCAACAATCAAGCGATAGGCATTGTTAGAAGCAGGGATCATTCGAGCCGCGCTCTGAGGGAATTCGACCATTGGTAATCCATCATCAGCCAAAGCCTCAGCGCTACGAAGGAAGAGAGCAGGGTCGAAAGCGAACTCCTGGACATTGAGATCCCGATGTAATTCCCGAATGTAGGCCTCGACTCCAGCGACATCAATTCCTTCATCTTGAGGATTCCATACCTTCGCACGAACAACGATTCTTTCTCCTTGAGGCTGAGCCAAGACAACAGCGATCGAATCGTTCTTGATTGCCATGTCGATTCCTACCCAAGTCGGAAGGAATGGATCTACTTGATGCATTGATTGGCATCGCTCCCACGATCCACTTGGAAGCCATGATTCACTACTTCTCGACCATTGATTCAAGCGCCATCTCCTGAATTCGGATTCGGCTGTCTGCCTAGTTGCAACTTCAAGATCTTCAAGCGAGAGTAATCCTTCAGCGATGTTGGGATTCGCATCGCTCCAGGCTTTGCGATCTGTGATCGAGCAATCCATTTCAGATTCCCACCACCAACATCCGAACGCATTGTCTTCGACTTCTCCAGCCGCTACTCGTTTGCCGTATTGATATTGCCTACCGAGCGGAGTGTCAAGATCGAAGCCTGCTGTCGAGATGGAAAGAATGAGCGGCTCGATGCGCGAGCCTGATCCCAAACTCATTTGATCGTAGAGATCACTAGAAGTCTGATTCCACAATTCGTCAAACAGAACGAGCGATGGATTGAGTCCAGCCTGGCCACGATAATCCGAAGAGAGAACACGAAAGACTGATCCGAGTCTCGGCATCTCCAACGCATCTCGATACACTTTGCATTCAGAAGAAAGCATCGGAGAAGACATCACCTGATTCTTCGCTTCTTGAAATATGATTCGCGCTTGTTGCTTATCACCTGCACAAGCAAAGATCTCCGCTCCTGGCTCGCCTGCCACCATGCCGTAGATTCCGATGGTGCTTCCTAGAAGGCTCTTGCCATTCTTACGCGGTAAGCCGATGAGCGCTCTCCGATATCTCAAGCGGCCATCATCTCTCCTCTCGAAGAGTGCATGAAGAAGCCATCGTTGCCAATCAGTAAAGACAAGCGGCTCTCCTGCTCGGAAGCCTTTCGTGATTACGAAATGAGATTCAGCGAAGTCAATGATCTCATCTCCATCACTTCGCAAAGAAAGTCGAGGAGTGTAGAAAGTTGGCTTCCAAGAATTGTTCGGCTTACGCCTGACGCTTCGCTTGGATTCTTCGGTGGAGTTCAATGAAGTCATGATTCTTCTGATCACCTATTCCCAACCCTGCTCGATCTGTTGGAGAGAATCCTAACTGGCCAAGAAGAGAAGCGATCTGTCGATCTAATTCTCGAAGCGCTCTTCGCGATCTCCAATCCTGAGCATCTTGAAGAACGATCGTTCGCAATCTTCCGCGCTCATCAACTTGTTCACAAACCATCTGAATCAATTCGCCATCAATCGAAGTCCGAATCCAAGAAGCACCTGAAAGCATGATCCGATCCCACAGCGCCAAGCCGAGTGAGCCAAGCGGTCGAAGCGGCTCGATCCTTTGCTGAGGGAAAGCAACGATCACTTCAGCCTTCCCTAGTTTGCGCTTGCCAGGATTACCGATCCGAGCCTTCTGCTCAGTTGGCTTCGAGCGCCGACCCGAACCTTTCCCACCCATTATCTGAGTCCAGGGAAAATGTGGATATTTCGCGGCTCTGAGCGCCATCCTCCGCAGATGTCAGCGCCCGTGTTCCAGGCCAAAGAAATTCGATGCCACACCCCCACGGCCTGAGTTGGAGCGGCGAATGTTGCAGGAGCGGTGAGCGGCGCGGAGCGGTGAGCGTGAATCGCCAGGGATGACATGATCGGCGTTCCAGGGATCTTGATCTCTTGCTCCTTCTCCGCACAGCCAACAGGAGGTCGCTGTTTCGCGAATGATCCTGGCCTGGCGGCGATAGTCGGAGTTGTAGAGATGATCATGATGTTGTTGGCAGATATCGCATCGAGTGATTCGTTCCGTGAGTTGATTGCAGTTGATACATGGTCGGCGTATTGGCATTGGCTCGACATTAGTTCGTGAGATCGAGGAACTCTGCTCTTGTGGATGAATCGGTTCGGAATCTTCCTGAGAATGATGATGTGATCATTTCTCCAGGCTTCTTGATTCCTCGGAGGCTCATGCATGAGTGGTGGCCTCTGACGATGCAGGCCGCTCCTTGAGGTGATAGATGATCATCGATCGCTTGACGAATTTGTTGTGTCATTCGTTCTTGTACTTGTAGGCGCTTGGCATAGACATCTACGAGCCTGGCGAGTTTGCTGAGGCCTACGACTCTCTTCCCTGGAATGTAGGCGAGATCGATTGTTCCTGTGAATGGGAGGAGATGATGTTCGCATAGTGAGGAGAAGGGAATGGATCGGAGCAATACCATCTCATTGCATTCGACATCGAATGTCGTTGAGAGGATCTCTTTGGGATCTAGTGCATAGCCTTCTGTTTGTTCCTTGAATGCTTTCAATACTCTCTCAGGGGTATCGATCAATCCTTCTCTCGATGGATCTTCTCCGATGTATTCGATGAGTCGAGCGATGCCATCTGTCGGAGCGCCATCATTCTTCTCCCACGGGAAGGAGATCCAATCGTCTATCAGTCGAGCATCGGGAGCGTAATGAGTTGGCGAGTGAGGTTTGCGGAAGCCTGCATCGATCTTGAATTGCCCGAAGTATTTCTTCATCGTGCGGCCTGAGTCGATGAGATCATCGATCACTAGCGTTCCCATTCCTAGTTGTGGCTCTTGGATCATCGGGATCTTGAGGATCTCGGAGATCATGACAGCGAGCGGAGCGCCACCTTGAGGAATGCCATAGACGGAGAAGACTTGGCCATCCCATCGCTTAGCGATTCGTTCTGCTTCTTTCCTTACTTCTTCCCATGTCACATGAATCATTACACGCCTCGCTTGTCGTTATGTGCCAGGACATGAAGCCTGGCTGAGAGATTGAATCGGAGATCAGAGCAAACATCGAAGAGCCAGGGAAGCCTTGTGAGGATCTCTTCTCTTGTTCTTCCTTCAGGCATCAGCCATACGGAGGAGCGAG